AATGCCGTCTATCTACACCGCTGGCCCCATCTGCCGCGTCCTCGGTGTGTCGATAGACGCTTTTTTTCATATTCGGCCATCGCCCGATCCGTCCATAGAAGCGCAGCTTGCCCACGAACAGGAGATGAACCAGCTCCGCGTCAGAGCCATACGCCACAAGAATTATCTGATCCTCGGCCTGATGATCCTGCTTGCCATCGCCTTGGCATACGGCATTACCATTGATATGCTGGACCCCAACATGGGGCTGTTTCGGGAATAAAACATTTGTTCTGTTTGTTTGCTGCCATTGTACATGGCAAGCCTCTTGTTTTCAATCGGCAAGATTTACAAGATTCTTGTTTCTTCTTTGTGAGGTGTCTCTATGTCTACTTGTATTAAATGCGGTGTCCCCCTGGTACCGGATGCCGTTTATTGCCATATCTGCGGGAAAAAGCAGGTCACGGCCTCCCGCAAGGCGCTGAAACGCCCCAACGGGTCCGGCACGGTGTATAAGCTGGGTGGGCGGCGGTCCCGGCCTTGGGTCGCCGCAAAAGACGGCGTGTATATCGGGTACTACGAGCGGAAGACGGACGCGCTGGCCGCGCTGGATCGGCTGGCAGGCCGTCCGCTGGAGGAAAAGTTCAATATGACCTTTTCCGAAGTGTTCACCGAATGGAAAGCCGAACACTATCGGGAGATAGGGGAGAAGGGCGTAGAATCCTATGACAGAGCCTACGCCGTATGTGCGCCGCTGCACAATAAGAAATTCCGTGACCTGCGCACAAAGGACTTTCAAGCCATCATCGACAGCAACATGGCAAAGTCCAACTCCACGCTGTCCAAATACAAGCAGCTCATGACCCAGATGGCCCGCTGGGCCGTCCGTGAGGAGATCGCCACCACCGACTTTGCCAAATACGTCAAGCTGCCCCAGCAGGTAAAAAAAGAAAAAGCCATCTTTACAGATGACGAAATCGCGCTATTGGAAAAAGACGGCTCCGACGCCGCCAAAATCGCCCTTATGATGATTTACACCGGTATGCGCATCGGTGAATTGTTCTCCCTGCCGCTGAAAGACTACCATGAATCGTATGTGATCGGCGGCGAAAAGACAAAGGCCGGTAGAGACCGCGTCATTCCCATCCGCCCGGAGGGCAGGAAGTATTTTGCATACTTCGCCTCCCGCGCCACTGGCGACCTGCTCATTTCCGGCTACGATGGGCAGCGCATCCCCGCCAATTACCGCAAACGTGATTTCTATCCGTTGCTGGAAAAGCTCGGTATCCCAAAGCACACGCCCCACGCCACGCGCCACACTTACGCAACGTGGGCGAGAAGTGCAGGCATCCAGCCGGAGATTTTGCAGAAGATCATCGGTCACGCAAACTTCTCCACCACGGCGGACATTTACATCCATGCAGACGCGGAAAAGCTCATCTCCGCCGTTGAGTCTGCAAGTAATTTGTAAGTAACCGAAAAAGGCCAAAACCGCTTAAAACGGATTCTTGTTATTGCTTTCTTGGAAACATTATCAAAGCACAGCGAAAACCACGCAAAAACGTTGCGAAATTATATTGTCCATATTTGACGTGCATGGGGTCACAGGTTCGAGTCCTGTACCGCGCACCACAAAAATCCCTGTAACCGCAACGGTTACAGGGATTTTCTTATTTCCTCCAAAACACGTTTGTAAGTAACGTGTAAGCAACGTCACCCGTTCTCAACAACGTGCATTGCCTGCCGCAGCGCTTCCTTTACGTTGGGATCGTCGGTGTCCTGCATCATGCGCTCGATCAGATCTTTTGCTTTGCCCTCATCGCGGCTGTACCGGCCCATAGAATCCCTCTTGCGCCGATACGAGCTGCCTCTGTTGTAGGCGGTGCGCCCGGAAGACCAGTCGCGGGAATAGCCGTCATCGCGGGAGTACCCATCGTCGCGGCTGTAGTCGCCGCTTTCAAACATGGCAATTTTGTCAATGTTCTTGATGGACGATGCGAGCTTGTGGATGGCGTCCAGTTCCGCAGCGCTCAGCTCCCGCTGGCCGGAAAACTCAGACAGTTCCTCACACAGCATCTCCCGGATACCGAAAAGCTCCTTCATGTTCATGTTGCCCCTCCTTTCAGCAGACGCGCTCCACGATCATGTTGCTATTGGCAAAGCTGATCGCCTGAGCGCTGGTGTTCTCCATCGCTACCGTTACGCAGCAGCCCTTCGGCACGTCCACGTTGGCAGCGACATAGATGTTGAAATAGTTCTCCACGGCGGCGGGCGTTACTGTCGCCACGGCGCTGGTCAGCGGCTCTCCGTTGATAGCCAGCGCGGCGGAGATTGCGCCCACCGTGCCACCGGTGGGGATGGCAATGTTTCCGCCGAAGGACACGCGGAACCGTGCCTTACACTGGTTTGTCAGACCGCGCAGGAACACCTGCCCGCTGCCCTCGCGGTGTACGATGCAGGACTTGCCCGCAACGGCAGTTTCCGTCAGCGGTACATTCTGTCCGGCAGGAACAGAAACGATGTTGGTATTTACATATTCAGCCAAAATACTCACTCCTTTCAAAATGCAGACGGCGGAGCTATTGCCCCGCCGCCTTTCAATATCAGCCCGGAGCTGAACAATTTCCGTTTTGGAAATAGATTCCTATGCAGTTGTCAGCAGCCGGAGCAGCCGGTGTAGCTGCCAGCCCACGGGTTGCAGGATGCATACGCCGGGATGGGCGTAGGCCGCAGCTGGGAGATCAGGTAGTTGTTCTGCGCAGCCTGAGACGCGGCCAGCCGCAGCTCCTGATTTGCGCTCTCCAGATCGCGCATCTTGGAGTTGGTCAGGAAGTCCAGGATGGCGCGGCTGTTGGCATTCTGGTTCTCCACGATGTCGCGGGTGGCGTTCTGCACGGTGTTCCGCGTGTCACACGCCTGCGTCGCCATGTCATAGCGCACCTGCGCAATGGCGGCTCTGTTCTCGCAGCAGCAGTTTGCCGCCTGCATCTGCATAGCGCTGAGCTGCTGCATCAGTGCGGCCTGCTGGTTGGCGCGGGACAGCTCGGCATTGCCGAAGCCGGTCAACAGCGTGTTGTTTACGGCATAGAAGCCGTCGCACAGCCCTCCGTTGATGAGATCCATCTTGCGCTCGATGTTGGAGAAGTCGGAGGCCAGCACATAGCCATCGACCACACCGCCGGAGTTGCCGCTGTTGCCCCAGCCATTGCCGCCCCAGCCGCAGAACGCGAACAGGAACAGGATGATGAGGAACCACGCGCCGTCACCGCCAAAGCCAAAGCCATTACCGCTGCCATTGGCAGGGGTCACAGGCATGGTCATGGTTGGCATACCCTCGGAAAGAGACATAGTATCACTCCTTTTTATTGATGTAATTTATCTGAATCGCGGCCACGATCAAGAAACAAGTTATGTTTCGTCTTATGTTTTTGCTTTGCCTTTGCTTATTCCATCAGACTTTGAAATTGCTTCGCCATCTGCTGGAGCTGGTTCAACTGCTGCTGCGTGAGCTTGCCGCTTTGCAGCAGTTTCTCCACCTCTGCCTTGGGGTCGCCCTGGAAATTCGCCTTAAACTGTTTGAACTGCTGCACCATCTGCATAAAGCCGTTGCCGCCGCCCATTGCACCGAAAAACGGATTATTCATCGCTCTTTTCCTCCTTGCGCTTCTTGCCCTTCATTTCGCTCACAAGCGCCGCCAGCGCGTCGAACTCCTTACGGGTCACATATTCCGCAACGGGCGCTTTCTGCGTGTCAGGAGCGCTTGCAAGCCGCTCCACGAGGTCATACACCTTGAGCGTCGGCTTGCCGCTTGCATCGGCCTGTTTCAGATACACCGTGGGAGCCGTCGAGTCCCACAGCGCCACTGCCGCATTGGGCGCGACCATCCAGCTTCTTGCCTCCTGTTCGCCGGATACCCACTGCACGCCGCTCTGCGGCAAAGGATTTTGCGGCATCGGCGGGATGGCCTGCATCTGCTGCTGCCTCAGCTGGGCGAGGTTGTCCTGCATCGGCGGCATATAGGGGTTCCCGTAGTATGGATAGTTCATGCTTCATCCGTCCTTTCCCAGTAATACAAGGGTGTTTCGGCTCCGGAATCCCATGTGTCGTGCCAGTCTCCGTCTATCACGCACACCACATGGGACGCCAGCGCCAGCAGATATGTACCACGCGGGTGATCCATTGCAAAATCACTCACGGAATAGCTGTCCGAACAGTCATCCGGGATGATATGCCGTGTAAAGCCCAGCTTCTTGAGATACGCGCCCCACACGGTGTTGGCGCTGGGCATATCCGCAAGTGCCAGACCCTGCATACAAAGCTGCACATACGTCTCATGCCAGCCCTGCCCCGTGGCGCGGCAGATCGCGCGAACAGGACAGTCTCCCACGTTCTTGCCGGAGGGATTCGGGTTATACCATACGAACATCACGACCACCTCTCTTTACCGCCAGCATACGGCAGATATTGCCGGAGAAAGCGTCAAGAAAAGGGCGAAAAAGTGCGTGGACACAAAAAAAGACACACCTACACGGTGTGTCTTTTTTCTGCTCTCAGGCCGTCGGCCATTTTTTTGTATGCGGTACGGCGGCGGCGCTTTACGCCGTCAACCGATACGTTCATACGGAACGCCTGCTCCACGCAGCTTCGTCCCCGCACGTCGCATTCCGCGATACACTGCGCCTCCTCCTGCGGCAAGTCAAAAGATTGGATCCACGCGATAGCTCTCTTGGGTGCCATGCTATGCAGCATAGCCCGTATTTCACGGTGCTCCTGATTCATCCTGCGTTACGCAGGCTTGCGGATCGCCTTGCGGCGGGATGGTGCCATAGGATGGTTGCCCTATCGCCCGTTGCTCCTTTCCTTGATTTACGGTGCTCGCCACCGGTTTTTCAGATCATCCACAGATTTTACTTTCTGCTCCGTTTTCATAATCGCCTCGACGCCCTGCCGTACGTCCTTCTCATCGTAGCCGTGCTCCAGCATTTCCTTATAGATCAGCCGCGCCGTTTCTGTGTCGTTCTCCTTCTGAGCGCGGTATAGCAGCTCACACCAGCGTTTCCGGTTTCCGGCGCTCTTGTCAATACGATAGATGGCCTTTTCCATCTCGTACATCATCCGCACATTGTCCGTCTCGCTGGCAATAGTCCGAGCCAAAGACCACACATCACGGCCTGCATTTGCTACGCTGATGCCGAATACTTTACTAACAGAAGCAATCACCTGTTTCGCGCTGTACGCCATTGTCTTTTTGCCATCACCGTTAGCGCTGGCGATCATGGCTCTGGTCGCTTTTATGATGTCATCAATTACGCTGGCATCCATGCGGTCTACGGTGTAGCCTTGTAGTAACGAGATAAAGTCTTTTCCAAAAGGAACACGCCCTAACAGTGTAATGTTCCCTTTAAGGTTTCCTTCCAGCAAGATGTTCTTTGCCATCTCTCTGGAACTCTCCTCATCTCCGCTGACACCGGTAAGCGCCGCGAAGAAACGCGCCCAATACTTTTTCTCCTTGTCATCATCGCGCAGCGCGTCAACAAGGGACTGTGCCAGCGCATTCATCACGTCCGTCACCAGCAATGCGCCTACAGACCGCTTCAGCTGCTTCAGCGCCTTGCTGCGCTTCTGCGGGTTCGTTTCATACACCCATGCGTCGTAGGAACGCATCAGAATATTCAGACTTTTCAGCGGCTCACCCATGAAGGACGTGGCCTGCCTAAACAGCATATCTCCATCCCGCGTGATCTGCGTTCGCTGCATGATGCCGTCCACCACCTGCGTTTGGTCGATGACGTCCGTAAACAGCTCCGCCACCTGCTGGTAATACGCATCGCTGCCTACTTCCGTTTTTGTGTCTGCCGCCACCTGCCACTCGCAGGCGTTCCAGATCTTGCCCCATGTAATGGCGTCCGCATTGGCGGCGGCCCGGCTGCTCCAGTCATTCAGCTTGTCCATAACGCTGTCGCTGGAACCGTACACCTCTCGCGCAATGGTGTACCGGCTGCCCTGGTCAAAGCCGGACGTGTCCTTGATCCCCGCTATGGCTGCCCACCTCCGGGCCTTGTCCCATCCGTTGCCATCCGTCACTCCTTTTGCGATGCCTTTCGCCATGTTCTCCGGATCGAGGATCACCGCCGCTCGGAAAAATGCCGTGGGCTGCTGGATGACCACGCGCCAGTTAGAGCCGACAGCCGCGCCTTTGTAACTACCAACATATTTTTCAATCATTCTTGCCGTAGCCAATCCGCTTTTTTTCTGACCGTTCTGCACATCCCGCATCAAATTCCGCCAATACTGCTGCGCAGCGTCTCCGTATACGCCGGACAACACCTGCTGCATATTCCGCCCCGTCAGATTCCCGTTGCTGTCGCGGTACCGGTAGTTGTACAGCCGGTTGATATCCTCCATCGGCGCCAGCAGTGTGGCGTATTTGATCATGTCGCTGGCGTTCTGCGCAAACACGTCATACGCGCCGCCGATGTCCAGCGCATTGCTGGCATTGGGGGTCAGGGCCTTTGCGCTGCCCATGTTCTTGATCGACCGTGCGTTGTCTGCGTCCTTCTCCACGCTGGTGGCCACCGCATCCTTTGCAGCCTTGATGGGCCAGTAATTCTCCTCCTTGAACTTACGGTAGCCGTAGACCTGCATACTGGCCTCGTTGCCCCACTCCGCCAGTTTTGTGCTTGCCAGTTTTTGCAGCCCGTTTGCCACTTTGATTTGCTCAGGCGTCAGCACGGAGGTGATGGCCTTGATGTCCTCCCCCGTCAGCAGAATGTTGTCGTTCCCGCGCGGGATCGCCTTCAGCTTACCGTTCCGCTGGATCTCCGGCTGCACAATGCCGCCCACCGTCAGATGGTGCATAGCCTGTTCACCGCGCCGCGCCAGATTGTACAGGTTCATGATCTGGTCGGTGGTCAGCGTCAGCTCCACACCACGGCTGGTGGTGAAGGTGTGCCGTTCACCCCGGTTTTTATACACGTCCGCATCCAGAAACTTTTTCGCCGCGTTCCGCAACTCCATCAGCATCACGTGCTCTCGGTCCTGCGCGTTCCGCAGCGTTCGGTATACCTGCATGCCGCCGTCGCCGTAGGCAGAGAAGAACGTATACGGATCTGCCATATCCAGCGAGATTTTGCGGTTTCGCCGCTTCCTGCCCATGCTGTCCGCCGCAAATCGCTCCGCCCACTCGCTGGTGCTCTTATACTTTGCGGAGGAAAGCGTCTTGTCGTAGGTTGTCAGCGTTGTTTCAATGGCACGGATCGCGTTCCACACCGTTTCCAGCTCGGACACGCTCATATCCGCAATGCGCTTGCCGCCCAGCGCGGACAGAGAATCCAGCAGACCGCCGCTTTCCGTCAGCGCCGGGTCTACTACCATATTCCCCTCGTTGTCCAGAATATCATGATAGATCTGCTTGAGCCGATCTGCCTCCAGCGTCCTTCTGGTGGGGTCGCCGTCCGCGTTCTTCCGCAGCCGCCCGTTTTCATCGTAGCTGTACGCGCTCTCCAGATTGATATTTTGCAGCAGGCTTGCCACCGTCACACGCAGCCGCTCCGGAATGTGCTGCTTGTCCGTGGGATTCACCAGCTTGCGGGAGATCGCGCCGGTGTGCCTTGCGATCCGCGCCCGCATAGCAGTTGCTTTCCGCTTTTCGCTGCCCTTCTTGGTCTTCTCGTTGTACTTCTTCCGCAGCGCCTTTACGTCGTCCCGGCGCTTCTGCCGCTCGCGGGACAGCATCTCTCGCACACGACCGACGGCCTCCTGCTTTTCCAGTGCACGCCTGTCTGCATACGTTTTCTTTTGCCGCACCTGATCGGAGATCATGCCGTCTACCAGCTGATTGGCGATCTCCTGCACCGCCGCGTCCCTGTATCCCTCAAAGGGATTGTGGTAAACGCTGTCGAGGGCGTCCAGCACATCACCGATTTGCAGCAGCTTGTCCGCCTCCGTATACACGTCGCTGGGGAAATAGCCCTCGCCGAACATATCCGTCAGCTCACCGTACACGGTAGCCACAGACGTGCCATTGGACTTGTTCAGTTTCAGCGTTCCCCTGTGGCTCTTTCGAAAATCGCCGTAATTTGCCATGTCCCCGCTGAACTGGATGGTCTGCCGCTTCAAATGGTCCCGAATTTCCAGCAGCTCCGCGCCGTACTCCGTCAGCTCCGAGGTGTTGTCAACAATGGCCTCCGCCACGGCCTTGGCGTGGGGCATCAGATCCTCCATCGTCACGTCCCGCTTCATCACAGCTTTGGCAAGCGCGTCCATCTCGCTCTGCACGTCCACGTATTTCACATCGCTGCCGTACTCGCGGATAAGATTCTGCCCCAGCTTCTTCACGTCCCGCGCCACAACAGACGGCTCCTTGCTGATGCGCATTTCGCCCTTCAGCTCCTGCACCCGCTGCTTCAGCGCCTCGTTCTGCTTGGCCAGCGCGTTTCGCTCCTTCTTGAGTTCCCGCGCCTCGCGCTCCACCTCCGCCGTATTCTTGAGCTGATACCGGAACTTTTCAAGCTCCGATACATACGGTGTCGTTCCATTCTCAAAGTACGCCTTTATGTCGTTGATGACCTTGCTGCTGTGCGTCCCCTTCGGGTATTCCGTGCTGGACACGGTATTCCCGTTGGCGTCATCCAAATCCAGAATAACCTCGCCTCTGTTTTTGCTAATGAAGTCAGCCAGAGAATCAAACTGCGCCTTTGTGGGCATGACCGACAGGTTGATACCGCCGCTTTCCGGGCTGATACGGATATTCCCCTCGCCCATAAACTGCACCATCGCGCCGCTGTAATCGTCCCCGCCGTAATCGAGCCCCAGCGCGTCACGGATATCCCGATGATCTACGGCTCGGTAGCCGCCGGGGCCGCCATCATGCCGGCCGGAGAAGTCCAGCTTCGTGCCATCCGTTGTGATGTACCCGGTTTCGTTCCAGCTGTACGTCTTGCCGAAAAACTCCTTTGCGGATTTTACATGGTCTTTTTTCTCCGCCTCGGAGTACGCTTTCAATGAAAACTGCGGCTTGACATTCTCGCCATCGGTGAGTATACTGGTATCAGAAGCATTCCCCCGCTGAGCGCCGGAGTTTTCGGAAGAGCCGTTAATTTGGGGAGTGCTTCTTTCTTGCATTTCCCCGATATTGTAGACAATGCTCCCATCCTTACCCAGCGCAACGGAAATGCGCGTTCGATAATACTTTCCGTCAAAATCCATGAAATATGCCGTTCGATAGTTCCAGCCGTCTTTTGCCATGTCACCGTGACGCCCGCCAAAGTCAAGGACAGTCTTTCCTCCGCGCTCAGAAACCTTAATGAGTTCGTCGATGTGCGCAGCCGCATTTGCTTTACGTTCAAATGCTTTTTCATCCAGCGTTCGACCATTGTTGTCGTAAATACTACTCAGCTTCCCGGCAGATTTACTTGTCAGGAGCAGAACGTCGCCGTCCTCAGCAATCAGGCGAACATCCTCGTGATTGCGGATTTTGCCGTTGATATAGCTTTCCAGCTGTTCACTCCACGCCTTGGGGTCGTTGCCAAATAACACTTGTCTGTCCGCCTGAACGTATTTCATGCCATTGGGGAACTGCTTGATCTGATACTTTGCACCGTCGCCCTCACCGGCGGCGGTTTTCGTTTTCTCCGCCTGCCGCTCCGCCGCGTCAAAAGCCGACTGCCATTGCTTTGCAATGTCCTCCAGCTCGGCAAAGTCCTTGCCGTATGCCTCCTGCGCCGCCATGTCGCGGTATTTGCCGGTGAACAGACCCCTGACCTTGGCAAGGAATTCCTTTAAGCTATCCAGCAGCTTCTGCGCCGCCGTCCGGTTTTCCTTGGAGAACTTGGCAAACAGGTCTGCGTCGTCCAGCATATCACCGGCGAAGTCCGCCGCAAGCTCGTCCATCACCTCGTCACGCGTCAGCGTCACGCCCTCCTGCTCCGCCGTCTCCATGTACCGCTCCACGATCTCCGCCTCTGTGTCCGCGCCGTTTTCGCGCATCTTGTACTCCACCGCCGCCTGCCGGAACTTCCGGTATTCCGTGGGGGACAAGTCCTGCATCCGGTGGGTGATCTCGTGGGCGGTCACGTTCAAAAGCGGCTTGCCGCTGTCAGCGGCGATTTGGATGAGATTCTGCTCTTTGATGTACTGGCCGTTGGCTCTGCCGCCCAGCACCTGATCCACGATCTCGATCCGGACGCCCAGCTTCTTGCCCCATGTGTTCAGCGTGGCGGCGGTGTCCTTCTTTGCTGCGATCAGATACCGGCTGTACTCGTTGTCCGCCAGACCGGCCCCCGCCGTGGTTGTTACAGACGCCACCTCCGCATTCTCCCGTGCCACTTGCGCCCGTGCGTCCTCCAGCCCAGCGTTGTACGCCGCGTACCGCTGCTCCGGCGTCAGCATCGCCGCGTACTTGCCCTTGGCCTTGTCCGCTTCGATGCCGTTTAGGCCCGCGTTGTACACGCTGGAAAATCCTGCATACAGGGAGGGTGCGTCCTCTGCCGTCCGGCTCATTTCCTGATACGCTTTTTGCCCGTTTTCCAAAAAGCCGCCTACGCGCTTCTCTGCGCGTTTCTGCGCAGCAGGGGAGTGAGGTGTAGCCCTCTGCGTTTCCTGCGCCACCTCGCGGCTTGCAAGCCCCGCGATGTCGCGTTTTACCTGACTGATCGGTTTGTCCGTGTCCAGCTTCACGCCGGTGCGCTGCTCCAGCACCTCCACCGCCACCGGGTCACGGGCGATAGCCGCCGCCTGATTGCCAGTGATGGTCTCGCCCCGCGTCACAGCCTCCACCGCCTCCGAAGCCTTTTCGTTCATCTCCGGCGCGGTGTTCTGCTGCACATCTCGGTTGTACTGTGCTTTTGCTGCGCCATACGCGACACGGTTGGCAAGGGCATTCACGCCCATAGTGCCGCCGGACAGCAATCCGCCGACGATAGCGCCTCCAGCAAACTCTTCGGCAGCGGTTCCTGGATCAAAAATCGCGTTTTCGTTTACGCCAAAATACGGATTATCGGCATCATATACCGCATTTTGCAGTGTTCGGTCGATGATGCCCTGCAGCACCTCTTCTTTGCCCTCGTCCAGCATGGTGTTCACCAGCGTCCGCCACGCCGCTTGGTTCTCCACCTTCCCGGGCAGGTTTTGAATACCGCCGCTGATCTCGATCTCCGACCCCAGCAGCGCGTTCCCGATAGCGTACAGCGCGGCCCGCTTATCATCTACGCCCTCCGTCTTTGCGTCGTTGTAGCTGTGGGAGAAGATCTGCGCCGCGCTGGAAAGATAGTTGGGATCTTTGGCGCGGGCCGCCGCAACATTCTTCAGCGTCTGCACCAGCGCGGGGGAACTCTTGGCCGCCGTCTGCGCTGCCAATGTGCCCGCCTTTGCCGCCGCGCTGGTGCCGCCGGTGGCGAAGGCGATGGCCAGCGAGGGCAGCGCCTCCACCGCAGACGCCAACAGATTCTCCCCCTTCTCCGCATACTGGCCGCCCTTGGCGGTGTTTTCCGCGTACTTCTGCTGCAGCCCCTCCTGTTCGAGAGCGATATTCTCGTCCCATGCGTTGAAAAAACCGCGCTCGTTCATCGGCGCGATATTTCCAAACAGCGCGTTCCAGCCCTTGGCCACCGTGCGCTCTCCAAATGCCAGCGGCGTGGTCACATCTCGTGCGATAGCCGAAAGACCCATGCCTCCCGCTTTCAGCAGGCCCTTTCCATAGTTGTACCCCTCGTTGGCCTGCTTGTCCGCACCATAATTCCCCGCGCCAAGGGCGGAAATATTGTAGTCGTTTTGCTTTTTGGAGCTGAAATATTCCTTGTTGGCCTGCATTGAAGCCTTGTCCGTATGCCATGCAACGCCGTCAGAGGAGCCTTTGCTCGTATCAACACCGACATATGTGGCCTTTGGGCCGCGCTTTTCCTGAGCTGCAGAGGGGCCAAGCGTTCCGGTATATGTTACTTTTCGCTTTTTCCCGTTTCGTTCGGTATTCCCAACGTAAGTTACCTTCATACGGCCTCCTAATCAGAAACGTTAAAGCCCATTTTCTTAATATCCTGTTTTTGTTTCGTGCTAAGATCATCCCACACAGATTCTACCAACTGCGCCGCCCCCTCGGCATCTCCGGCATACAGCCGCCCACTTATTGTTCTCTGTATGTCGCTGAAAGAAGAAACGCCGCTGCCTGTCGCCTTTACCTTGTTGCCGGAATTTTCGATGCGCGGCCCAGTCCCTGCGGTAAAATCAAATTGATAATCCCCAGAATTGGCCTTCGTCTGCGCTGACGACCTTGCCGCTGCCTGCGCTGCTGCCTTCTGCGCGTTATAATCAGCCAAGCTGTCCCTGTACCGGTCATATTCGTCGTTGGCCAGATTGCGGTACAGGTTGGCGTTGTCCAGCAAATCGCTTCGATCCTGCGAGTACATCTGCCGTGCTACCTCCTCCAGCTGTGCCATGTACTGGTTGTACTGCTGCTGCGCCGCCGTGGTAGCATAGCTGGAGGCAAGGCCGCCGGTGCGGCTGGCCACCTGACCAAGAACGTCCTGCATGCTCATCCGCCCGTTATTTCCGTACCGGTCAGCCAACGCCTGATACTGACTGCCTTTTGTCCAGTCATCGTAGTTCATGCTGATCAGCTGTTTGGCCAACTCATTCAGCGTGTCCATGTACTCGCTGTTGTAGGTGGGCAGCTCGTCAATGCTGGCGGGGAGGGTTACCTGCTGATTCGATCTGTAAGCTCCGCCGCTGGATGCACCGCCTTTGCCGGTATCCGTCGGCAAGAAAGCAATGCCTGCGCCGCCACGGATCGCCCCGGCAAGAGCAGCATCCGGGGAAAGCCCGCTCGGGGTGCGCGGAATAGCGCCGGCAATCGCACCAGTAACCGCTGCGGTCGGTCCCGTGGTTGAATCGTTCCGAGGTGCCGCACCGGAAACGGCCCCTGCAATGCTTGGCGTGGGCGTTATGGTGCTCCGGGAGCCGTTGATGTTACCAATGTTATAAGGGCCGACCCCCCAAGATTTCTCAATGGCATTTGCCAAAGACGGCAGTGTGGTCTTTTTCTTCCCAGTATCGTCGTATTTTTTTCTGATATCCATTATGCGCCCTCCGTGTTGTTGTTTTCCAGTGCCGTCACGCGCTGCTCCAGCGCCGTCACGCGGCCAGCCAGCGCAGTTTGGTCATTGCTTAGTGTTGTAACGCTTTGCAGCAGTGCAGATATGCTGGCACTGTGGCTGTTCACTGTGCTCTGCAATGCGGACACTGTGTTTTGAAGCGCAGTCAGCAAAATGTAAATCTCGGCACTGGAAACGCCTGCCGCACTGACTGTTTTGCCAACATTACTGATGGCCCAATCTGTCCGCTGACACATATACCTGATATAGTCCTCGATGATTTGGAACGCAGTCTCAGGGTCTGATTTTGGTATAGCGTTTATGCTCTCCGGAAATACGATCACGTCACATCACTCCCCAAAATAAATTCTCTGGATATACCGAGAACCGCGCACGGGCCTTTCCCCTCCAACCGAAGCTCAAATTTATCGCAACGGTTTGCAGCAAACCGCATCCGCGTCACATTGACCTCGCGTCCGATCAGTCTTCCGCACTCCTTCCACGGCTTTCCATCGCAGCGCATTTTGATGATCACATAGCTTCCCACCGGCAATTCCACCCGCATCAGCATCCGCGAATACGCTTTTTTCCCGTTCAGCGTTTCATACATCGGCGCAAATTGCACCATCCACATCTGCGTCTGCGGCGTTTCCTCTCCCTCCAGCAGATAAATGTTTCCGCTGTCGTCCAGCATATAAAGCTGCCGCCCCAGCCGCGCAAAATCTACCGCCTTTGTCTCGTCCTCCAGCACCCAAATGCCTGTTTTGGTCTCGTACACCATCAAGCGGTTTGTGTCACCGTCTTTTACGCTCAGGTAATATCTGTCTCCGTCGTTTCCTGCCACCGCGTCCGAAAAAACTTTCTCGCCGAAATTCTCACTGATCAGCGTGGGCGTACCGCCGGAATAGGCGTATACCCCGTGCGGTCCTTTGTAAAACAGCGTGTCGTTAATGACCTGCTGGCTCTTGTGACACCCATCTTGCAGACCTTCCAGCTCGTAAGTGTACATGGAATATTCTGCCGGATATCCGCCCAGCATTTTGTGCAGTTTTGTTTCCTTCCAAAACAACACGGAAGAGCTGAGCTTGCAGCACCCTGTAAATTTTCCATCCGTGCCGACCGCCAGCGTGTAGGAATCCGTTGAAAGTCCTTCGTACACATAAAAGTTGGTGGGGTCTCCCAGCGCACTGGCGTACAGTGTCTGTGTTGTACTGTTGCACCCCCATAACCGGTTTTCGCTTTCGCAGATAAAATCAAGATCCGGAATTTTTCGCTCTATCTTGATGCTTGTGCTGGTTTCCGTCGCCTCTGTAAAAGTATTGTCCGCCACGGTGATTTCCGTGGCAGTGACGGCTTTGATCACAAAATCCTTGTTGTTCGCGTTCTGCGTCACACAGCCGGATAGCGTAACGCCATCGCCCGCCTTGAAAAGCGTTGTCAGGTCCGTCCACCCGCTTACCGTCATCTTATTCTTCGTAAACTTGGCTTTGCTTCCCGTCACCGTCGCCGCCAGCGGTTTTATTTTCTTGGAGTTAATATCCAGATACACCTTGTCCGGCCATATCACCATCTTCGTGTTGATCACGGCGAACTGCTTTTGCCCTGCTGTCACTGTCCCGATCTTTTTCCCATCATACAGCAGAGATGTCCCCTGCACCACGACCAGTTTCCCCCATGCCGTCATTGCCGTGGCGTTCTTATAGGGGTCTTTTTTCACGCGGCCTTTTCGCGTGGTAATATAGGGCCACCGTCTGGCAGACACATTCAGGCTATCCCGTAAATCGCCGTCTTTCAGCGCATCCGACCAGTTGATGCCGCGCATTTGTACAATATCCACTTTGTTTGGCCGCAGATCATACGGCAATTCCGGCATTCGCATCACATCACCTGCACACTTCCGCCATACGCAGGGCAGTTGTTCCGCCGCCACCACGCCAGCGCCTCACCCAGCGCCTCGTCATACACGGCTTTGTCGTTTCCGTACAGCGCTGTTTCGTTGTTGTAGTAGTCAATTTGGCTGCACAGATACAGCACATATACCCGGTCATAGGGGGGAAGGAGCAGAAGCTCCCCGTCCCCCGTGGGCCAGTCGTGTACGCGAGATTCTGTGCATATCCGTTCTGCGATCTCCTTATCCAGCCCCATCACCCACGCCGCCTTTTGTTCGTCGCTGATGGTATTCATCCGCAGCTCATCCGCCTTGGAGATCGTTTCTGTTACCGTCATGCCACACCTCCTTACTCCCCCAGCAGCTTGCCCCAGGTGCCATTACCGGCGATGCCGTCGGCGCCCAGCGCATACCTGGTCTGGAACTTTTTCAGCGCCGCTTCCGTACCGCCGCCGAAGTCACCGTCCGCGCCGGCCGCGCCGCAGGAAAACCCGTAGGCGATCAGCGCCGCCTGCAACGTCTTGACATCCGCGCCTTTCATGCCGCGCTTGAGCATCCGTACCTTCATGTCCACCTTGACGTCCTCCTTCTTTCCGGTGTCGTCCTGCTCGCCGTCCTTCCACTTCGGGCGGCCGTAGCCCACGATGTTCCACGACCCCCGCTTGTACGACTTGCGGAACACCCCGCCGCCGTTAGCCACCACGCCGCCTGCGCCGGAGGTGTTGCCCTCCACGGTATACACGGTGCTGCCCTCCACGTCCACCACGCGTCCCACGTGGGCGTACTGATAGCGTGCCGTGCGGAAGAAAATAAAGTCTCCCACCTGCGGCTCCGCGTACCATGCCCCGGCGCTGCGGAAATACCCTGCCAGCCACTGGCAGTTGTACGCCTTGCACTGGGACGGCTGCGGCAGGAAAAAGCGTTTGCGCACCTCCGCCGCACCGGCCAGATGCAGCTCCGGCCAGATGGCCAGACTGCAGCACCACGCCTGTCCCTGATACTTGGCGTCATTGATGCCCGCCGCATCAATATCCCGCGTATACTTGGTGTAGTTGTTATACCCCGCGTTGGCGGTCTTGCTGTCCAGCTGGGCATTGGACTTCTTTTCCAGATAGCCTACTTCGCCCTTCAGCATCTCCACCACTTCCCGTACCGTCGGCATGGCTCACCCCTCCTGTTTTGTATCCTTGTGATACTGTGCCGTGGAGATGCACAACACCGCGCCGAGGAACGTGTCCACGGCGGTAATGGTGGTCACCACCTCGTCGGCATAGGGCCACGCCCAAACCGCCGCCAGCGCCGCGTACAGCGTGGCCACGGCGGGCATAACGATGATGACCAGCCATTTCAGGATGTCGTATACCTTGTTGTTCAGCTTCATAACAGATTCCTTTCCGGCCTGTCGGCCTGCTCCACCTTTTGTCTCACCGTATGGGCAGCTTCCGCACTTCCTCCATGACGCGCCGTGCGCTGCCGTTGCCGCCCATCTCCTCATACGGCTCATAAAGATACACCTGCAAGTTCTCATACTCGTCCTGTGTGACGTAGCCCCGCTCGATATACACCATGCCGAGGTGGATGATGCGGTCGTGGGCCAGTCCCACCAGCATCTTCCGCTCCACATCGTCTGCCTTGCTGCGCTTGGCCGTCAGCTCCATCCGCTTGAGGATCACCTTGCTCACCACGCCCCACAGGGCGGTGGAGGTCAGCAGCGCCACGATCAGCGGCACGCCGACATTCGTCCATGCTTCCATCAGGTCACCCCCTTACAGTTCGGCACTGAACACGATCTGCGCCCCCTGCCGCAAAAACAGGGCGTAGGTCTCGCCCGCCGTCAGGCCGCTGGCCGTAAAGATCAGGCTACGCATGCTGCATGCCCCGCCGGTCTGCATCGCCCAGCCGCCTGTGACCTTGGTGACATCCTTCGGGGCGTTGGAGGTCTTTCCCACCTTGAACAGCGATACGCCGCCGGTGGGGATGGTGGGCGTAGGCGATATGCGCATGGGCACAGCCAGCGGGATGGGTACCCACAGGTCGACGGTGTTGTTAGCGTAGCCGATGGCCACGCCGTTGCCGGAGGTGTCGTAGGGCGTGGAGATGATCTGGAGATATCTCATGCACTTGGTCAGCTCCTCGCCGTAGTCGGGGATCTCGTTCAGTACCCACACGCCGTCCTCCTGATGTGCCAGCGTCTGCTGGGAGCCAATCTCCAGCTTGACGGCTACGAGCTTTTTCCCATTCGCCGTGACTGTGACCGTCTTGGTTGCGCTGTTGTAAGTCGGCACCACCTCGCCCACTCCGGCCTGCGTCAGGGCAGATGCCGTCACCGTGCCGACCGGCGCAGTCTCCAACACCTGCTGCATGGTTCCGTTCAGCGTGATGCCGTCCGTGTTGATCGTCACGCTGCCGCTCACCAGCTTCCAGCGGTCCAGACAATACCCTGCGCTGCTGATGGTGCCGCTGACGTCCCGCTGGTTCACCGGATTGCCGAAGTACCAGTTGATTATCAGATTCCGGTTGCAGGGCTGCACTTTGGTGGCGATGACGCTGCCGCTGATGGCGATACCATCTCCCGCCGTATACGGTGCAGGTGCGCCGATGTTTGACCGAGCCTGCGCCTTCTGGGCGGCGGTCAGGGTTTGCGGGGCATTGTACTTGACGGCGTTTTGTACGTCTGCAAGATCACGCCCAAATTGCGCCTCAGAACCGACATAGCCACTGGCAGACGCCGTTTCGTATGCGCTTTTCCCGTCAGCACCGGGGTCTCCCTGCGCACCGGGCGCACCGTCCTTGCCAGGAAGCCCTCGTTCGCCCTGTTTTCCTTCTGCACCGGCTGGGCCTGCCGCGCCTTGTGCGCCCGCTGGGCCGACCACCAATCCCAAATCAATTTCAGGCATTTTTGTTCCTCCTTACACTGTCAGTATTAAATGGCCAGCGCTGTTAATGGAGAGATTCGGCGGTACGTTCCCCGTATAAGACAGGATCAGATGCCCGGTCTCATCGATCCGAAAACCATACATACCATCCGCCTCAACCAACGCGCCAGCTGGGCCGGTATCTCCCTTTTCGCCGGGCGCACCGTCCTTGCCGGGCGCACCGTCCTTGCCAGGTGCGCCGTCCTTGCCGGGGATGCCCTGTTGCCCGGTGGCTCCTGTCGGGCCGGTTTTTCCTTTTCCGCTGATGCTGCTTTTGTAAAAGCTGCCGCTTTCCGGATCCCATAGCATCCAGTATCCGTCCCCGCCTAAATACGGGTATTTCCCAACGGCGCTTTCTGCCTTTGCCGCGTCCTGTCCGGCTGAAACGGCATCCCGTCTGGAGCTTTCCGCGCTTGCCGCCGCATTCTTTTCACTTTCCCTTGCGGCATTGGCGTTGTATGCCGCGCTGATTTCGCTTTGTTTGGCGGCATTTTTGCTTTTTTCGGCATCTTCGGCGGCGGACCGTGCATCCGCTATCGTCCCGATGATCGCGTCGATCTGCGTCTGCATCTGCGCTGCCTGTGTAGGCGGCACGTCCTGTTCCGTTTCTGCGCTGCCGCTCCACTTGCTTTCGCCCACCGTAAAGGTACCGTATACCGCCGTAGTCGCCCGCGCCTCTTTGCCGCCGGAAGCCTCCGCCCCCTTGATGGCAAGCGCCATATCTCCCGCGTACTTTTTTGCCCCGTTTGGCACCGGCACAAGGTAGACGTTGGTAGTGCCGCTCTCCAGCATTTGTGCAGCCAGCAGAACCTCCACGGTGCTCTCGCCCAGCGCATCGCGGAACTGTACCGTTTTCGCCAGTCCCTCCCACATGGGGGAGAACTCCATCCGCAGCACCACATCATTGTGGCTTCCCGCCGCGCCGATCATCACCTTATCACCGGCAATGTATTCATTCTGTATTTTCAGCGGGATCGTTCTTACCATGTTTCACGTCCTTTCTGCTGAAAGACGGCGCAGCAAGTCAAAAGGGACGCGCCCCTCCTGCCTTGCTGCGCCGTGTCACAGCCATTTTTGTGTCTCGCGGTAGTATGCAGTTGTCAGTTCAGCTGCGCCTTGACCGCCTCATATTCCCGGCTCTTCTGCTCCAGCATCTCCGCCGTCGCTGCGTCCTGTGCCATCGAGCGGCGGATGATGTTGTACACCTCGCGGGGAATGCGGACGTGCTTGCCGCGCTGGATACGGTACACCTTGCCGTTCCATCCCACCACGATGTCGTCCTTGTACCGGTCGTCATCCTTGAACGCCCAGAACGGCACCATGCCGTCGTCGGAGGCTTCCCCTGCCGCCATGCCGCGCATAACGGCCTCTGCTGCTTTCGCGGCCTCCTTGGCATCCTCCGCCTCCTTCTTGGCCTGCGCCAGCGCCTCGTTTGCTGCTGCCAGCGCCTTTTCCATCTCCTCCGGAGTTCTCTGCTTCTTGTTGTCAGCCATGCTCATTCCTCCTTGCATTTTTGGTATGCGGAGGGGGATGCCCCCCTCCGCGTTACCGTCAGTTCATCGCGCCGCTCTCAAAGGTGGAGGCGGATTCGATGCGCACCATGTACTGCTCCACCAGACGCTCCGCCACCTTGGTCAGCTTCCAGCCTGCGGTGGCACGCTGGTTCAGCGGGTCAGCCGTACCGGAGGACCCCAGCTGCTTGACGATGTGCTGCAGCCCGCCGCCCTCCAGCTCCGTCACGCCGTAGGCGTCTGCGCCGAGGATCAGGGTAGAGTACACATCGCGGCCATTTGCGCCGCCCTCGCCGGGATAGATCACGGTGCTGGCGGCAGGCGTGGTGGCAGGCGCGGTCTTTACGGTGATGGTGGCAGCACCGGCAGCACCGGCAGCAGCGGACGCCACCTCCAGCAGCTCGCCGCCCACCAAAATGTCTCTGCCGGTCAGCGCCTTGGCCTGATTGGCGGAGAGCTTTTCGGTGATGGTAATGACCTTGCTGGCCGCGCTCTTCACTGTCAGGTTGCGGGCGCTTGCCTCGCCGCCGTCCTCGACCTTCAGGGGGGCGGCATGGAAGATCTTCGCCTCTGTGGTCTCCACAAAGCGCACACCCTCGATCTTGCCGATCTCTCCCTCGTAGATGCCATCGGGGTCGGAGTAGGTCTTTACGTCCACCCACTTCTTGTCGTTCATCAGGTCATAGGCGGTGTCGGGATGGATGATACCGGCAAAGTAGCCGTTGATCTTCTGGGCGTTCATGACCTTCAGGGCGCGTACAGCCTTGCGGATGTCGTCCACCGTCAGGTACTTGTTGTTCTCAGCGGTGCTGTCGCCGCCTACCAGCTCAGAGCGATCCTTTGCACCACCGGCGTACACCACGTTAGTGCCGCCAGCCAGTACCTCGCGGGTGATGGTGTCGGCGGTACGGCCTGCCTGAGACGCCAGCAGGCGGGTGGCCTGCACCAGGTTGTTGTCGATGGCCGTCAGCTCCAGGATGTCGGACAGCTCGATGTAGCCGCCGTACTGCTTGATGGTGGCGCGGATCACGCCCATGCTCATCTTCTGCCCGGCAGGGGTCACACCTTCGGTCAGAGGGACCAGCGCCTTGGGCAGGCTGTCGTACTTCCGGAACTCGATGGTTTTACCGCTGTTCTTGGGGATGGGGTGCTTCTGGCCAAACTGGTCATGGATCAGCTCCGGCTCGGCGAGGTTGATGAGGCGCATAGAGTAATACACCTTCATCTCATCACTCAGACCGGGATCCAGCGTGGTATTGGTGTATGCGTCAAACAGGTTCAGCACCACCGGCATCAGGTACAGGTCGTTGTAAATTTTGTTCATGTAATAGCTCCTTTCCGCATATCGCAGCGGAGCCGTAGGTCAGAAGGAAATGCGTTCGCCTCTTGCTACTCTCCGCTCGATCTCCTCAAAGTCCGCTCGCGTCAGCTTCGAGGGATCCGTCTTTGTAACAAACGCGCTGTTGGAGCTGGTGCCGTTCTCACTGGGACGATTTCCCTTGGCCCGGACGTTGTCGGCCACTTTCTTCTCCGTGCTGGCGGCAGCGGCCTGTACCGCGTTGCCCATCAGCTCGTCAAAGTGCAGCACCTTGTAGGCGTGCTCCATCGGTGTACCGGCTTTCAGCAGGTTTACAAACTCGTCGTTTTGCAGCTCCTGCACAAGGTCGAAGTTTTGGTACATGGGATTGCCCCTCATGGCCTCCGCCTCCATGTACCACTTCTCGCTCTGCGCCCGGATCTGCGCCTCCTGCTGATGCATCTGCTGGCCGCGAAGCAGCTCGGCGTTCTCCCGCCGCAGACGGCGGAACTCCTTGTACTGCTCCTCGCTCATGCCTGCCTCCTCGGCGGCTTCACTCCAGTAGGCGTGGTCGTTGTCCACGGCCTCCAGCAGACGCTTTGCGTCCCCGTCCGCGATGCCGTAACGCTCCATCAGCGTATCCAGCACCGGCTGGTAGGACTGCATCCGCTTCTCCGTCTCCCGTGCCTCCTTGAAGCGCCGGTCGATCATCCGCTGTGTCTCCTGGGTATACAGATCTTTGTACTCCCCATTGATCAGCTCCCGGAAAGCCTTTTTCTTGGCCTCCAGCGCGTCGGACGTGGTCTCCACGTCCTTCACCTTATCCTCAGTCCCGGCGTCGGACTGTACTTCCGTCTGGCTCTCCGCCTGTTTGCCGTACTTGACGTTGGCCAGTGCGCCCGATTTGCTCTGGCGGGTGGTACCGGAGCTTGCCTGTGTCTCGCCCTGTGCGGTGGCAGCTGTCGCCCCATCGCCGCCCTCGCCGTCAAAGAGGCAGAGGGAGATTCTATAAAGGTACATATCTGTTCCTCCTTTGATTCGCGGGCATATCGCTCCCGTGCAGCGTTCCCCATCCACCCTTGCGGCGGGCGGCGGTTCTTCACCGCCGTCACACCGCGCAGGCAGGGAGGAAGTATCTATATCATAGAAAGGGGGCGCGGTCTCCCGCACCCCTAAAACGAAAAATATTTTTATTTTTTTTCGATTTTTACGGAGATCGCCTCCGGCTTTGCCATTTCCAGCTGCAAAAAGCCGATTTCCAGCAGATCATACAGCCGCTCGCCGCCGTGCCAGCGCAGGTACGCATCCCCGCTGTCCAGCCGTTCCGTCTCCAGCTCCGCCTCCTGCGTGTTGTGCAGCCAGCCCGCCGCCGTGTACAAAAGACAGCTTACCGCCGCACACACATCAGGGTATCCTGTGGCGTGTCCCTTGCACCTAACGGAGCAGCTGTCCCCGTGATGCAGTGTTACCTCCGTCATAGGCTGGGCGTACTCCGCTTTGCCAATGCCTGCCCGTAGCCGGTCATAGGCGTCTGCGCCTGCATAATGCCGCTTGCAAGCTGGCTGGTGGCCTCCGCAGGTGCGCCGCCGCCAGTCTGCGCCGGTGCAGCGCCCGCGCCCTCCTGCGGCAGAATAGCGCCCGTCAGCATGGCGATCTGCGCCTGCATCTGCATCAGCATATTTAGCAGGGTCTGCCCCTGCATCACCTTTTCCCGCACGGTCTGGATGCCCTCAAAGTCCATCATCTCCAGCGCCGTCAGACTGGCCTGCGCGTTGTCCGGATTAAAAAAGCCCAGCGAGTACAGCTCCTTTGCCCGCTCGTTCTGCTCCATGCGGGAGAAGGGATTCTTTTTCTGCGCCTTGATTTTCAGGTCGAACACCGGCTTCCGGAACATCTCGTTGCCCATCGTGTCCAGTCCCGTCACCTGGTCCTGCAAGCCCGCGTTGTCAAAGTCTACAAACTGATATTCGTTGCCCTCGCCGGTAATGCGGAAGCTGCGGCTTACGTCGTAAAACTGCCGCATCAGCTCCACGCACAGCGTGTTGATCTGGGTATAGGCGCGGTAGCTGGCGGCGATCATATCCCGGCTTGCCTTGTTCCCGGCCTCCTGCAAGGCGGCAATCGCCGCTGCCGCCGTAACGTTGGATGTGCCGCCGGAGTTCACGTCGCGGTTTGCCGCCGTGTCCTTCATCTCCTCGATCTTCATCTGCGCTACCGTGACGTAGATATCACTGAGCGGCTGGGTGACGATCTCCTTGATCCTCTGGTCGCCGATCTCGCCGTTGACGTGTACCAGAGGGCGGTTCCAGTCGATAAATTCCTGCTCGTTGATGGCCGTACTCTCCGACACGAAGAAGCGCTTTTTGGTCGCCATCATCGCGTTTTCCAGAATGTTGGCGCTGAGCTTGTCAATGTATAGCTGGGGGTCTTTGCAGATCGCCACATAGCCAAAGCCGATAGGCGTACCCTTTTCCGGGTACATCACGTCCAGCACAACAGGGTACATCCCGTGGTCGTAAAAGCCCCGCTCCCGGTATTCCGGATCGTTCTCACTGGCATACAGCAGGGTAGACCCCACAAACTTGATGTAGTGCAGCGCCGTCCTGCCGCTGGGCGTCTTAACCTTGTAATACCAGTCCACCACCACGCTCTTTTCGCTGGTGTCCACGGTGTCATCGTAGATGTACTCCTTCACGTCCACGACCTTGCCCTTCTGCTTGCCCTTGAGCTGGGGGTACTCGCTGTCCAGCAGGTCGTTGTCCACCAGATCCACGATAAACAGGTTGCGGCTTTTTTGGATGTCCGTGATACCCGGCTCCCAGAACAGGTTCAGCAGGTCAATGTTCCGGATCTCGATGTCGCCCAGCCCGTTGTCCTTCCGGCTGTCCCAAAACACGCCGTACACCGCCGTGCCGTGCTTGAGCTTTTCCCACCAATTGTCGGAGTACACCTGCTCAAAATGGTTGTACTCCTGCACCACCGGCAGGATCTGGCTCAGCGTCTTGGCGCTCTGCTCGTCGCTTTTCTCGCGGGGCAGCACCACCGGCTCCGGATAGTTGTCCATCGCGTCCGCGTGCTTGTTTTGGATGGTGTTAAACAGCCACGCCGACGTAGGCTTGGGCTGGGGAGGGGAGGAGAGGACTTCCTTGCCGCTTTTGTCCACCAGTTTGGCTTTGCTCTGGCCGATGCCCTCCCAGTGCCGCAGCTCCCACCACAGCTCATCGTTGACCACCCGGCTTTCCAGATTGCCCTTGCCGTTTTTGTACCGCGTCAGCAGGTCGATCCCACGCTCCACGTCCTTTTCCGTGATGGTGGGCGTGGCGTCCGTCCGCTCCAGCAGCATCGCCGCCATCTCCGGCGGCATACCGTCCTCCGGCACGATGCCGGGGATGCCGTATCTCTCCATATCCTTTTCCCCCTTAATAGGTCTGATAAAATGCGTACCGGCTGGGCCTGTACTCGTCCTCTGTGTCCAGCGGCGAATAGGGCCGCTCCACGATGTGCCCCATATCTCTTGGCCCGATAGGGTTTTTCATACAGACGTACCGCAGCTGGTCGTAGATGTGATCCTCTCCGTCCGTGTCGATGTCCTCCACGTCTGTCTGGTCATAGACCAGGTTCGGCACCGTCCGGATAAAATGCTTGCAGGTATTAAACACATACAGCATCGGCACGCCGTCTCCGTCAAACGCCAGCCGGTGGTGGATCTGCATCTTGCCATTGATCCGTGCGTGGTCGCCCTTTTCGAAATACACACGCTCCCGCTCCATCAGCGCACCCACGCTCTCCGTGCCGTCGCTCTGCCAGATGGCCGGGTCGCCCACGCGGTGTATATCCCGTCCCCGCAGGTTTGGATCGTCCGCCTCGATGCGCCGTATCTCCTGCGCCACCTTGGTCGGCTCCCACATCACGCCGCGGTTAGGCGTTCCGTTGCAGCCGTAAAACTCCCGGATATGGTACATCCGCCGGTTTCTGTCCACCGCGTACCACCCCACGGAAAACGGCCGGGAATATCCCCAGTCCAGCCCGCACCAGATCACCCAGTCCTCCGGTATCCGGAATGGCTCGATGACGTGGGTGTTCTTCCTATCCAGATAGTGTTCCCGGTCGTTGCGCCACTCCGTAAACACCTGGCCCTCGAAGCTGTCCCAATTTCCGTACAGCAGGGCATTCCTCTCCGCCTCCGGCATACTGGCCAGCCGCTGCACATACAACGGGTCATTTTCCATCAAAATTTTATTGTCAAACACGGAGGACGGCACAAATATCCGCTGCTGCTGCCCCGTGTGCTTTTTCCCGTCCGGCGTATACCACACCGCCTCCTCTGTAATGGGCTGCATCGGCGGCGCCGCCGTGATAAACCGCTCCTTGACCCATCCATGCCCGATGTTGCCGGGGTTGGCGGTGGAGCGCATATAGACCCGCGTCCCCGCCCCGTTGGGACGATTACGGGATTTCAGGTAGTCATATTCCTCCTGGGTAAAGTGCGTTAATTCGTCGAACGCGATAAAATCATACGCCTGACCCTGATACTGTATCTTGTCCTGCGGCCTGTTCATACTGCCGAACACGATCTGCGCACCGGAGGGGAACCGCCATGTGTGGTTGCTGCCGTTGTACCGCGCCTTGGGATACGCACGGGGGTAGTAGTTCAGCGTCTTGTCGATCAGTTCCCGCAGCTGTGGGAACGTCTTGCGCAGGATCAGCGCCTTGTACCACGGGATATGCACCTGCCGCAGCGCCTCGATAACCAGCGCGTCGCTCTTGCCGCCGCCCGCCGCCCCACCATACAGGGCTTCGTATTCCGGCCTTGCCATAAATACGGCCTGCCGTTCCTGCGGCTTCCACACAATCTCAGGCATCCGTTTTTACCTCCGGCATCAGCACCACGCCGATCTCCTGCCGGTCTGTTTCCGACGCTTTCTCGCGCCATCCAAAATTACAGCTCAGACTAAACTTTGCGCCGTTCGCGCCGTCACGGTCATACAGCCGCGCCTCTGCGTATTCCTCGCACCGCGCCTTTGCTCGCGTAACCGTGTCCGCGAATTCCGGCCTTGCCTGATAATCCATCAACGCTTGCCGTCCGGTAAAGCCCAATGCCAGCGCCAGCCCCGTGATCGTCGGAGGCTTTGCGTTTATGATGATAGGTATCCCGTACTTATCCCGCACCGCGCATCCGTCGTCTCCGATAAACGGCTCTCCCTCGCACGCTTTAAAGTAAGCGTCAATCGCCGCCTGCATCGCCTTTACGCTTTTCCATTTTCTCGGCGCTCCTGCCGGCATACGCTCACACCCTTTCTTTCCTGACGCAGCGGCCTCCCACCACTGGCCTTTGTCATTGCCGCGTCCTTCCCCAGCTGTCGCCACACCTTCGCTCTCCGTTTTTTGTGCAGACGGTTGGACTCGAACCAACGACATACCTCCCGGCGCGGTGCTCTACCGGCTGAGCTACGTCTGCATATTGCCCCGTCAGGGCGGAGCCGCCGCCCCGCCCCACAGGGTAGAAAAGAGGGGAAAAGAAATGAATCGGCACGGGCAGGTTGCCCCTGCATATCCAGCATACCTATATGTATATCTCCCGCGCACCCCTCAAACAAAAAATTTTTTTATTTCTCTATCACCTTTACGTCCTCCGGGAAAAACGTCTCACGGACGCCCTTGCACTCCGCCACGATGTAGCGCCCCTTTGGATGCACATACACAACCGTTGCCTTGCGCACGGGGTACTGTTTTTCGGCCTTTATGGAGCCGGGGAACGGGTCCGGCATCGTCAAAAACCGCGCACGAATCACATCACCCTTCTGCATTGTCCCTCCACGGCGTATCTACGCACTCCGGTTTTTTGCACCGCATTTCGATTGCCCACAAAATGTTCCACGCCGCCGCCAGCAGATGATCCTCGTCCTCCTGCCCGTCCAGATACTTCGCCGCGTGACGCATGGCGCTGTCCATCAAACTGCTGGTGGGTATCCCTTTATCGACGTTATGCACCCCGTATTTGATCGCCCCGGCCTCGCAGTGCTTGCTTCCCTCGATGATCGCCGCCCACGGCAGAAGATCCATGCGGCCTTTCCCGCCGTGCATATCCCGCTGCGCCCCGGTGCTGAAGGTGGTACGCTCCCCGCTGTCCTTAATCATGCTTTTTAAAATATCAGCCATTGCCCTTTCTCCTTTTCACCACCAACCCATTTCTTCGGCATTTTCAGCATTTTTCCTGACCCTCCATATACTCGTAAATGGACGCACACCGATCCCGGTTGCAGCACTTCACGACGGTATCTCCGCGAGTAATGGCCATCCGTCTCTCCGCCATATCACAAACACTATAGCGTGTCAGCATATCGACCTGTGGCCTTTCGACAACTTCCGGTTCAAAATGCGGGCAGCGGTCACAATACTCGCGCACATCAATCTTAATCATTTTTTCTCTCCTTTCAAATATCTTCCGCACCGACCTCCAGCTTTCCCATCGCCGTCCGGATCACACTGCCGCCGTAGGCATCCTTGGTCATGGCCAGAAACTCCCGCAGGGTCATGGTGTCGCTGTCCACGTCTATTCCGTGGTCACGGGCAAACTGACGGCGGCCCATGTCGCAGCTTCCGGTAAGGCGGTGATGCCAGTCGTAAAAATACTGCGCAGGGTATGCCCTGCCGTCCTCCGTCTCTTTCAAAAATGCCGCGATGCGCTCCTCCACCGGCATATCTCCAAACAGCTTGCCACTAAGAGCCTCCATCGCCTTTGCCAGCGTTTCGCCGTGGGCAAAGATGTTATCCTGTTTGGCAACGTAGCAGTTCGCGGTGGTCAGGTCGAGGTTCAGGATCACGCCGTGCGCCACGTTCCCCCGCACGTGGCGGAGGATCGTTGGCAACCCGTCGATGTTATACACCGGTTCGCCGTTAAAGGATCTTATGCCGTAGCCGTCGCCGTAGCCGTAGCCGTCGCCGTCGCCGGAGCCGTAGCCGTCGCCGTAGCCGTAGCCGTCGCCGGAGCCGTAGCCGTCGCCGGAGCCGGAGCCGTAGCCGTCGCCGGAGCCGTAGCCGTAGCCGTAGCCGTCGCCGGAGCCGTAGCCGTAGCCGTCGCCGGAGCCGTAGCCGTAGCCGTAGCCGTCGCCGTCGCCGGAGCCGTAGCCGTAGCCGTCGCCGTCGCCGGAGCCGTAGCCGTCGCCGTAGCCGTCGCCGGAGCCGGAACTTACAGACAAAAATGCTTTGACTTTCTCATCCAGCGCGCTCATCGCTTCCACTCCTTCACACCGCTGATGGATGCCGTGGCCTTTTCGGTGCAGGGGATCACCTGGATCACCCCAGTCACTTCCATCAACGGCACCGTCACAGTAAACTTGCAGTCCCCAGGGGTCTTGGTTCCGTCCATAGCCAGTTGCTCAATTGCGCAGGCACCGTTCCAGTACCACAGCTTGCGCACATTGGTCATGGTCGCTTCCGTGCCGCGTCGTTCCTTGATGCCACCAAAAAACACGCCTGCGCGGTCGCAGCGGACAATGTACATCTGCTCGTTCTTCTCGTTCATGGTATCTTTCCTCCGTATTTTTTATTTCACCGGCATGCCGGCGTTTTGATGTATTCAGCCATTTTCAGCGCCATCCCATTCTAACGGTTTGCCGCACATCGGACATTTTTCAGCCTTCTGCTCTTCGACCATCAGCCCCAACTGCCGCTTGCAATGCGGGCAGTACGGTATATGCCACCAGCCGAAACTTCCGCCAAGTTTCCATTTCTTGTCGCGGTAAAAAGGCTTTTTAGGTTCAGCCATTGTCAGCCCTCCTGTTCCATGCTTCAGCGGCTTGTTCTTCCGTGTCGTAAATATACACACCGCCCAAAATCCCTCCATCGCACTCATAGCTTGCAATCGGGCATTCTGGGTTTTCCTCGTGAGCATGGTGAAGCATAAAGCCAAGCCCACTATAGGGATGTTCTCTATATGCCTCATCATGCAGATTCCCTTCGTCGTCGCACAGGACAATGTTAACTTTACCTCCGCAGAACGGGCAGTATTTTAACTCAAACATCCTCCATCTCCTCCAATGCTTCTTTCGCCGCCTCGCGGGTCAGGAAAACCGTCTTGCCGATATCGGCTTGCTCGAAGATTATCTGGTCGGAAAGCGTCGTGTAGACCACATTCACCTTCCCACTTTCCGACATCCCGACAACAGCTTCATAAAGGGCATCTTCATAGATGTCTCCGTCCTCGATTATGTACAACACGCTTGAAAGAATCGGCGTAAGTACTGGCTTTACTGGCAGCGCCACCACGCGCTCGTCCTTGTCGGCCTCGCCCAGCTCTCGCAGTCGGTCATAGCTGCAAAGGCTTTCCAAATCAGCAAGCCGCATAAGCTTCAGCGCGATCTCGTCCGCCTTATCCTTCGGCAAAACTTCTTCCGGCTCGCATTCGCTATCCTCGTAGGCGGCGAGGCGATCCTTGAGGCGATTGCGGCAATACAGCGCGGTGCAGTCAACCATCGGCTTACCATGCTTACCCGTCCAATCCGCTTTGCACTTCTCGCAGTCCATCATTGCCTGTCCATCGGCGTCGCGCTTCGTCAGTCGTTTCATCGCTCCACCTCCCATTTCAGTTCGTCATACAACTCGCTGAACCGCTTATTCCACTTTCTCAGTCCGAGGAAACAGTACACGCCCAACACGATCCACAGTCCGCTGGCGATGTTTTGCAACAAATTTTCCATCACTCCACGTCCCCCATCTCGTCCTCGCCAAACTCCACGCCGTCATTGATGCGCTCCAAAACGCCTTCCACAAAGTCCTCATCGGCACAGGCGTTTAAGTACCTGATAACATCATTGGCTAACTGCATGACGATTTGCTTGCTGTCCATCACATTTCCCTCCATTTGCACCCGTCACAGGCGCCCTCGTGTGCTCTTTTGTACTTCCCGCAGTATTGGCATAGCTCGTTGATAAGAGCTTTCCTGTCTGCTCCCAGCTTCATGTTGCTGTCAAACAGCGTTTCATTGATGGCGGCGTACTGCTCGGCGGTGTTCTTTGCGCTCTGCAAGCCCTCCCGTACTTCCAGCAGCTCCGCGTTGCGTTGGATCAG